ATTTCACGATTCCATTGACTGCATCCCTTTGCCGGATGAAGAGAGAAAATGTTTTGTCGAGTACCGTTAGATTCATCTCAGTTTTACTACAAATGCGTTAAATCCGTGCGCTATAAAAGTTCCTTCAGTCATTGAGAGCTGAATCAGCTTATACTTTTCCTTTGCTGATAAGGGATTTTCGACCATTGACTTTTTAAGATTTTCTGACAGCGGGGTGGTTCCACTTCCGTCCCTGTTGATTTGACTGATAAAAATCAGTTCACTCGGTATTTTTTTCATGATATTAAAAACAACTATCAATCAATCTATCAATTGACGGTTTCAAAAACCTGAAATAATCTCTTTTAGACTCATGAATATCTGACTCCTCTATTCCATACCAGAAAATTATTGGTAATGGTATTTCGAAGTCGGCAGCAATTCTTTCGAGGATGTCGGTACTCGGTTTCTTTTTTCTCCCTTCAATTTGTGAAAGGTAGGTTTGTGAAATTCCGATTGTGGCCGCATATTCGGCTTGTGTTAATTGCGGTACCCTTTCTTTGCGTAATTTCTTAATGGCAGTTCCTATGTTCATATTTTCAGTATTAATTTAAACCAAAGGTAATATATATTTTTGATATATACTAATTATATTTAAAATATTAACACGTAGGGATTTTTTTGCTCATCTCACCAATTGTGTAAATTCATAATTTTTGACTCATTTTTTCTTTCAACCACTCCCTCTCTTTAATGATTCTGAAGTAATACAAAACCGTTTCGTGGCTCCTGTTTAACGGCCTTCCGATTGCCTCCTGAGTCGCTTTCGGGAACCTTTCTTTTGCTAATTTAGCAAATTTTATGCGAAGTTCAACCAAATGATGATCCCTTTTTTTCGTTTTCAACTCCCTTTCGCTGATATTCTCCTCGAAACAAAACAACTCAAAAAGATCTTCCAAGTTGTCCGGCTGAATCAACCTGGTCCGTCGTACTGCTTCATCAAGATATTGAGTTACGTTGACGGCATGTTCTCCCGGGATTCCTGCCAGTTCAAATGCTTTTGTGATATGTTTGATTGAGTAGTTCATTAACTGATTGTGTTAATAGTATAATTCTTTGAAAAAAATCTTCTCTTGATTTTAATTCCTTTTGAAGTATTTCACCCCGTTGGTGTTTTGCATATCCTGAAATATCGCAATCCATTGTGGGGGTGCTTTGCAGGATACAGTTAATTAAAAATCCTTCCTCTTTTAAAAATTCAGCACTCCATGGCCTATTTCCTTCCAAAAACTCCAACTCAGAATTACACCACGTTAACCACTCGTTTAGCGGTTTTCCACACTGGGTGCAAATTTCAATACTTTCATGGTCTCCATCGTTGTCCGAATAGCACTCCTCAACATGGGTGCCTTTTCCATATTGTTTCCTGATTTCCTTTTTTGCAGATTTGATACATTTTTCATCATCACAGCAGTCAAACTCGTTAACATCCTCGCCCCTTACCCGAAAATAATAAGTGAATCTTGATATTTCCTTATGCGAAAAAGGCTCAATTTTTTCTTTTGCCTTTTCAATTAATGCCTCAAACTCTTCGGTTAGCTCTATGGAATAATCCAATCCGTATTTTTCTTGTCTTGAATCTTTTAGTGCTTTCATAACCATAATTTTTGTGCAAGTTTCAGTTTCGCTTCCATCTCGTTAACCTCTTTTTTGGCATACGTTAAAGAAAACGAGTGGCTTCTTTCGATGGTTCCATTTTTCAGCCCTTCATGTTTTGCCTTCGCTTTTTCAAGTTCAAACTCATAAAAATCCAAACTTTCCGGCATGGATAGATTGATTGTATTGGCTTTGTGCGCCCAGTAAGCGACCCGACTTTCATACTCTTCAGCCTTCTTTGAAAACTCTACCGATTTACCCATATTATTCTGAGCCTGTTCGATAATTCGCCGGTGGCCCCGTTCGCTGTGGTGTCCAATTTTTATGGGCTCCATAAGGCTCAAAAATGCAGCATCTTTGTTGGACCTGTCATAATACTGATCGCTTTTATTTTCGGCGTTCAAAGCAGCCGTTTCGAGTCTGTTGGCTCTTTTCTTCGCCCAGTCCCGTGAATCGAATCCGTCCGCCCGGACAATTGAGTAAAAGAAAAATCCTTCCTTTTGGCCAATAAGGTTGAAAACAATACAGTCGTTTTCTTTTCCGTATTTGGTCTCAACTTGAATCGTTTCGCCTTTTTCGTGGCTTTCGGTACATTTTGCCAGAAATACATTGGGGACAAATTTACTGTAAGTGTTCATAATACGGTTATTTCATTAATAATTTTACTCCTTTTTTTGAATCTTATGATTGAATTTCGTTTTTCGTTCCAATCAAAATGAGTTTCACCAGCGTAGATAAAAAACATTCCATTAATCTTTAATACTTCATTTTTATTGCAATACCCACAAACAACTTCATTCCAAGTCAATTCAGTATAATTAAAATCTGAAAATCGTTTTGCTGGTTCAATCATCCTAAACTGATAAACTGTTTGCCTGTATTTCATCGTTTTTATTTCAAAGTTAACTGTTATTTTGTTAATAAATGCACGTTGTTGCATGTTGTGCAACATGTTTTTAATAATTAAAGAAGTTATAGTAACGTGATATTCTGGCAGGTTCCTCAATGTCTCGGTGTGCCGGAAAGTCTGTAATTGAGCAACACGCCCACCACCTGAAAAAATCAATAGTTTCGCCATCAACTCTTTTCCAATCCCTGCACGGATAAACACATAAATAATGTTTCCCACTCTCATCAAACAAAATCCAATTTCTTTCAAGCGGTAACCCTGCCAACAAAACTATTGGTAGTTCAAATTCAATAAGTTTCCGATACTCAATTTCTTTCAGCCAAATATGATTTTCATCAAAAATATGTTCGTGATAATCTTCCTGGAAAGTTTTAACCAGCGGTTTCACTTCTGCATAACATTCCAGTTCGGGAAAATAGAAGTCTGGTGAATAAAGTAACCCGCTTTTCAATTTGAAAGTTTCTGGTTCATATTCCCACTCTAAGCCAAACTCATCAAAAAATACCGCATGCCTGGCTTCGAGACGGCTGCGAAATATCACATTTTTGTAAATCGTTCCTATTGCGTTCATAATTTTAAAATAACATTTCATCAACTGTTTTTGCTTCAATTCTCTCATTCATATTTTCAGCCCTATGTAAGATTTTCACCGGCGCTATTCCGGTTTCATCGTAATACCGGTTTTCGATCATTTCATAGGTAAACTCTGTTTGTCCAGGGATACCTACTAATCGTTGTTTTTTTATCTTACCCAAAATTATTTTCACGGTTTTGTTGTAATAGTCACTTTTTCTGAATGGCCTCCAAACACTCATCACATTGTCGGCCTTATCTGAAAATGTACCACCTCCTTTAATTTTGTAAATGTCCGGTTGGGGGTAATCTTCTTTGCCTTGAAACATTGGCGTTACCTGGTGAGCAACCAGACCAAAACAAATATCGTTGTCAATGCTGAATTTTTTCAACTTAGTCATAAAGCGGCTGATATAAAGATCCTCCCTTTCGCCCCGCTCTATTAAATGGTCAATGTTGTTATATGGGTCAATCGTGCAGACATTAACCCCGTAGCGCCTCACAATGTACTTGAATCTTGAAAGTATGCCGTCCAGTTGATAATCTTCTTCAGGTAGGACAAAGAAAAAATGATCATTGATAAAATTCGCAGCCGTCTGATACTCATCTTCATTTAACACATTTGCAAACCGCTTGTCTGTTGACCTTCCAGTATAACAGTGAATCAACTCATCAATAAGTTCGCTCACAGGGTAATTTTCCGGGCAAAACATAGCGAACTTCCAGCCATCTTCTTCCGCTTTTTTCACCTGAAGAGCGTTCCAGAAACAGCTTTTTCCTTCGTTGTTGTACCCTGTTATGATTGTTACTTCGCCTTGTCTCCACTTCCAATGAGGGTCTAAGTTTGCAAAGTAAGTGGTTGATCCGTACCTTTTGCCATTTCTAAATTCATACAGCATTTTATCCCACTCCATCGCAACAGTGAAAACTCCATCCAGTGGTATTTCCTTTGCGGTTTCCAATATATTTTTTAACTCCTCTTTGCCGTATTTGACAAGATATTCATTCGCATCCTTGCAATCGTTAAAATCAACTAATAGGCAGCGTTCTGCACCGATTCGCCTGATAAGTTCGTTTCTCAATTGTGTTCCCGCCTCATCGGTATCAACTGCAATATACCATTTTTCAACCCGCTCAATGTCGTTGTAACACTGGTCAATAAAGTCAAAGTTTTTAGCTCCGTTTGGTACTGATACACAATTTTTGATTCCTACCTCTATAAATGACAAACAGTCAATTTCGCCCTCAACAATTACCGCAAATTCCTTTTTCTCCAAACCGTTCAGATTGTACAAAATCAATTCAGCGTCTTTATGAAGTTTAAAGGATTTCGCCGGGCCCCGGCTTTTTATGTTGATAAGTTCTTCTCCCCTAAAATAGTTAAACTGGATTGTCTCAACATGCTTTTCGTGTCCGGGCATCCATTCAATATCATTTGTAATTTTCATTTGTCGAAGTGTGAACTGCGATATTCCACGGCCTTCAAAATATTTCACCACCTTATCGGTTAACTCTGTTTTGTTTTGCCAAACCGGACGGCTGTAGGTTTTCTCTCTGCCTTGAAATTTTTTGAACTCATAAAACGCTTCGCCGCAATTCCAACATTTTCCTACTTTCTCATTGTGATCCCAGTTAAAACATTTATCCCGTTGTTTTTTTCTGGATGCTGAACATGCCGGACATTGAGTTGATTCAGTCCCGTTGTATTTTGAGAATTCAACCGTGTAATTTTGGCGGGTCGATTTAGCAACTATCTTCATCTGTATTCTGGTTTCATTCCGTAAATTAAATATTCAGAAGCGTTCATTTTGGTTATATCCTCTGTTTCTGGTTTCCGTTCTGGTTTTGGAACTTCAGGTTTATATTCTTTCCCGTTCACCTGTTTTGGCGGAAATAAACCAGCGTAATTTTTCGACATTGAATTTTGTAGCATACCTTTTGCAATCGTTATGTTTTGACTTGAATCAACCAAAAAACCTTTTATAAATGATTTTAGTCCGGTGGGTTTGTATGATTGACCTTTTTCAGATTTATACTTCAGCCACTCCAAAATCAGAGGTTCAAAATCATCTGGAATTAAAATTTCATTTTTCGCCTTTATATTATTATATACAGTTAAATAAGAAGAAGAAACTTTATTTTCATTTTCATTTTCCATATGTTTGGTCATATGACCTCCTTCTTTATTGTATTGATTTACACCAAGTCTATTGTTTTTTCTGCTGTCTGTGAATGATTTACGTTTATTTTGTTCATCCTCTAATCGGACATTATAATACAATCCTTTGTCGTCTTTAATAAACTTATTTTGCAATGTTTCCCAAAGTTGACCGACCGTTTGACCTATCATATGTTTGGTCATATGACCTCTATTAAATTGCAACATCAACAGCTCAATATAGGCTCCCTTTTCTTCGAAAGTCATTCCCATTGTACCGCCTAAATAGTCATTTGGGTAAAACAAAAAAGCCGGATCCTTCATATTTTACATTTGTTAAAAATTAGTGCAAAAAATTTTATGCCTTAATCAATATGGTTCCATTGATTTTAAGAATTTTCAAGTTACCGGCCTTTACTTGCTGATTAACCCATGCCCTCGTTTTGCCTACATGCTTGGCATAGGCTGACTGAGTAAAAATGTCCTGTCTTATTTCCTTAATTGACATATGTTAAATTTTCAGTTCAAACAAAACCGGAAATTCAGGTCTCCGGCTAACCAAGTCAAATGCTCAATGAGTAATGACAAATAGTGGTCAGGAAAGGATTCGAACCTTTAAGGGCTTTACTGCTATTGCGAGAGTCCGCGGATACGTCCGCCGTGTTTACCATTTCACCACCCAACCAGGTACAAATATATAAATTATTTCAATATGTTTTACATTGAAGGGGAGAAATTATTTCAATTTTACTTTAACTTTCTGAAGTGATCCGTTTACAATTGTAAAGTCAATTTTGTCAATTATAACCTCGTTGACCTCTTGCCACTCCCTAATGATTTGAGAGGTTAAAAATATGAGATGTTCTTCAAATTTTGCTTTGCTATTTTCAAAAGTCGGTTCACTCATTTTTGCCAGTTATTGTAAGACCATTTAACGAGTAACAACCAAGCGAATACGACAATTACGATACCTATGATTTTTAGTGCTGTCATTATTTTTTTGTTAAAATTTGGTTAATTTGATCGTTCACCTCTTCAGTAGTTAATTCAGGTTCTAATTCTTTAATCCTGATCCTTAACGCTTCGTTTTCTTCTGTCAGTTTAGCAATCTTACTAATTGCATTTTCAATACCTTTAGTAAAATCGGAAATAGTTTCATCCTTTACTTTAATTGCAAGTGTTAGTTCATACAGTTCAGCCTTTAACTGTTGGTCGGCCTCTGCAATGGTCTTATAACAATCATTCAGTACTTCATGAGACTTTTTCAGGTCAAAGAACTCCCGCTCAAAATGGTCTGCACGGGATTTCGATAACTCCAGGTCCTCACGAAGCTTATGCACGATTGAGTCCTGTGTTAGTTCAAATATCAGCTTTTTTCTGGCTTTCTTTTTGTCGTGAGCAGTTTTGATTTCTTCTGCACTTAAAAATTTTCCAAATAGCATGGTTTTAGTTTTAAAGTTTTATTAAAAATTTACGGTATTCATTTTCAATATTTTCCACAATTCCATCATAAATCACTCCATCGTAAAAGGGTGCGATAACTTCTGAATAGATCCACGGCAGCTGCTCTTTGATATATGCTTCAAAGGTTTTCTGACTCATCCGGCCAAAAGACAAGCTGTCATATTCAACCATTTTAGTTCCATCTTTGAAGGTGAATAGCACTTTGTAGTTACCTTTCAGGTGTTTCAGGAAGATGTAAAAATCAGCCTTCTTAACCTGTTGTCGGAAGTGTTTAGGCAGGTAATCATAAATATAACCAATCAGCGAAAAGTAACATTTGTGAAAATTCACATCTCTTTGGGTTACTTCTGTAAACTGCATAATTTCACCTTTAACTGACTGCTCCAAGAGTTCTGTGGCTACCTCGTTGACCGGCATAAAACCACCTCCGACATTAACCAGTTCGATCAATTTAAGGTAATCAGAATCTTTCATTTTTCAGGTTCATTATATTTCTTCCAAGTTCCGTTTCCGACCAAAATAGTAACATCCTTAACGACTATCGGAGAATTGACAAATGTGATCGTTTGCTCTTCGCTGTCGAATATCTGTTCGTTGTAGGTTCCTTGATAGGCTATGTATTTCATAACTACCTGATTTTAAAATGGTAAATTATCACTACTATCATTTACGTTTCTGATTTCCTGAGGTTGTTCTGGTGACTGTTGCGCCGGTGTGGTTTGCCCTGTCGGCTTTGATCCTAACATCAGCATACTGTCAGCGTTCACATTTGTAACATACTTCCTTTCACCATTACTTTCGTAACTTCGGGTTTGAAGTTTGCCGGAAACATAAAGTTTGTCACCTTTTTTGACGTACTTTTCGATGATTTCAGCAAGTTTGCCCCAAACAACGATATTAACCCACTCGGTACTTTCGACCTTTTCACCTGATTTGTTGGTGTATGAATCGGAGCAAGCCAACGAAAATTGAGCTACTTTGTTTTCTCCGATCTGTTTGATTTCGGGTTCTTTTCCTACGTTGCCAATAAACTGGCATTGGTTTAGATTGTTCATTTTGGTTGGAATAAATATTCAAGTTTTTTAAATTTTACGTATTCTACAAATTGATAGAGCAGGTAATGAAGATCATCACTCATCTTGTTGTAAGCCATGCACTCAATAGGTTCGTGTCGTTTGATTTCCAGACCGGAAACATCATAGCCGTTTTTATCCTTGTCGTAACCAACAAACTGGAACACGTCAAAGATAAAGTCAGGCACTCCGAAAATGTCACAATAAAACCTCCATTGGTACGACCGGGTGTAATCTTCGATTGACCGTAAATCTGAATATTTGGTCTTAATGTCCCGGATGATATTTCCAAGTAAAACATCACAAGTCCCGGTTACCAGTATTTCTTCACGTTCGATCTGATAAACTTTCCTATGCCCTACCTCGTGAAAACAGCCCAAAATTTCAGCTTTGTATTGTAGTGCTGTTCTAATCTGTTGGTGATTGTAGTTGATCGGTATTTCGTCAATTAAAAGGGTGTTGTCTGCGATAGTTATATCACCTTTCTCAACCAACAAATGGAAACCGGTGCCGATCCTGGTGTATTCGTTCCCCTTGAAGATCCCTGACCAACTTTCGATCAGGGATTCTTCGGTGGAATATGGTTCACCTTCAATAAATCTTCTGAAGGCTTCAAGTTGGGTTACTCTGACTTGCATTTTCTTTGATTTGGAAGATTTTCAGTTCTTTGTTCCATTCAATGTTTTGCTCAATCAATTTTGCATCAAATGATTTTCTGAATGCTGCCATGTGAGACGCCGGAAGCGTTTTAATCAGTGTGGTTACTTTAGCTGCCTTTTCGGGTGAGTCAATCGCTTGTAATTCGACTTGAACCGCTTCGATTTTAGCTAAAAACTCTTTTTGCTCTTCGCTCTTTTCCTGAATTGAAGATTTAACCCGTTGGATTATGTCGGCCATGAAGGTTTTAAATTCCGGTTCTGTCTCGTTTGGAACGGTCAAAAGAGGGAAACGGGCTACATTCTTACCGACCGTTTTGTCGGTAGGGTTAAAGTTAATTGTGCGTTGGTTATTCTCCATGTACATGTAGCCAACCTGATCGGCAATTCTCAAAAGTAAGTCTTTTGAACCTCCGGTAACATCTGGACTGATACGGGTATTATCGCCATCTTTTTCCTCTTTGGCGTGTGCAATGATAACAATGTCCAACTTTTCACCCCGGCGCCTGTTGACAAATAGCCTGAACTCATCACCGATAGCCCCGTACGCTTTTAGCTTGTTGGTTTTCAGTTTGTAATCCTGCTCAACCACGTGCAACATTAAAAAGTCATCCAGTACACTTTTTGCCGTGTCAATTCCTAAAGTGGCATAATTTTTGATTTCTCCTTCGTCTTGTAGTACCTCTTTCCAGTTGGACGCTACAATAGTGTCCTGCCTGAAAATTGACCGATCGCTTCCCCTGTCACAGTCCAATAGGATTGGATTTTTAGCGGTGTTAAAAACGCTTGTTTTGCCAACTCCCGGGCTTCCGTAGAGTAGGATGATAACCGGACGTTCCGGCATCGAATCTTCTTTTCTTACAATCATGATTTTCGTTTTTTTTGTCCGGTCTTTTATAGCTTCCCGGGTTGCTTATTTGAAATTAGCTAAAATATTGATATGTTTTACAATAGATGTTGCAGAACATGTTTACAGGGGTTCAATCTGTTAATGTAATTTTATAGCACCCCCTAACAAGTTCAACATAACCGTTATCTGAATCATTCTGTTTGAATCGTAGTTTTTTAGCCGTTTGCATGACCTTAGCACTAAATTTGCCTTGTAAATTCACCTCGTAAGGGGAAAGGGTAACGCAATAAAAAACATCTCCAAATACACTTAGCGCACGTCTTAATCTTCTTAAATTTTCGTTCATCGTTTTTTGTATTAAATTATTGTTTACTATTTTACCTCCCATTTCCCGTTAACCAATCTGGTGGGGCTACACCGGTTTTGAATTATTTTTCAAGTAAGTAAAAAACGGATTCACTGTAAACACCGAACTTTACTGTTCCATCTTCCTTGATATACCCTTTATCGAAACCGGCTATTTCTTTAAAGAAGATACGACTATCTTCAATTTTAATAACCTCCAATGTGGTGCAAAAAGGCGAATCCGGATTCTTAATATCATTAACCCGATCACCAACTTTTAAGTCTGCCAACTTTACTGCTTTCATTTTATTCTGCGGTATTAGATTTTACCCACCCACCTTTAGCATCACAATACCTTTGATAATCTTGATCGTATTGCTCACTAACTAATTTCAATTCGCCAAAACGATCTGCAATTACCTCAATGTCTCCGTATTTTTCAATTATGGCCTTTTTTGAGCGTCCTAATTGCTCATTGGTGTGATTAACACTACTTGCATCATAATGGTCAACAGATGGCAGTTTTACCCATCCAAAGCGGTTTTTTTGATTCATTGTAACTTCTGAAATTTTCATCGTTTTTTGTATTAATGATTTTTCACCCAGAATCCCCGCTACCTTTCGATAAGCGGGGCAGTCCTTTGCAGAACTTTGAAAACTGGAAGGACTACATTTTGCTGTTGACGTAGTTTATTGCTTCGTCTTTTGTTTCCTTGGTACACAAATATTTTTCATCTATAGAGATGGCATATTTACCATTTGCGATAAGATCAACATAATATGTTCTCGTTCCTTTTTCTACTGAATAAACAGTTTCCTTAATCAACGAAGCACCTGATCGTCCGTTTAAATTTTTCATGATTCAAAGTTTTTAATCGCCCTACGACCTTGTAGTTTGATGACCGAAAGTTACAACATTATTTACGATATTGCAAATAAAAAGATATGTTATACAGCATGTTTTGAAAGATTTTTCTCAATCCCTCTACCCTTTCTGTACCCTGGAATTTGCCGCAAAATCGTATAAAGGGTATTACGGCTGTGGGTTTTGTGTTTCTTCAATAGGTATCGCATCACCTCAATTTTGGACGATTCCTCGTTGATCATTGCGATATACTCCTCTGTGATCGCTTTGTTTCGATCTTCGATTCCTTGCTGGAATTTTGTTTTAAGTGGCATGATTTTTAATTATTAAGGTTTCTGTAATTTCGTGTTGTTTCATTTGCCCGGGTCTCATTTCGGTTCTTGCAGTGTTGGTATAGTCCGTAAATCAGGAAGCAAAGCATCCAGAAAAGCACAATTGAAATTAGAATTGTTTTCATTTTCATTTTAAATTTTACTCGTTAAAAATACTATCAATCGTTTCTGTAATTGTCTCAACCCTCCAAACTCTGTCAGAATCTCTTTTGAGACTTGAATAGTGACATCGATTTTGTTTGCACTCTTGCGACCGGGATTCTCCCTCAATTCAGATTTTGAGTGCTGAACCGGAAGACCAGAAGCGCCCAGACACAATCCGTGGTTGTAAGCGGTATATCTTCGCACTGTTATGCTTTTCGTTCCGTGGATGATCGTGATTAGGTTGTGCCATCTTAAGGGTTCATTGGTTTCGTTGGCTCTGTCAATCACTCGGATAGATTTAGCGGGGAGTTTTGCAAGGTCAAAGAGGTTCATTTTATTTGCAGTATAAATGATTTTGCAGTTTCGAAGGCTCTCATTATTTGAGCAGATTCTTCATCTTCCCCATCAAATTCGTCAGTCCAAAAGTTACCCTCTTCAATCATTTTATCCCAATCTACGAGCGAAAAATTTCTACAACCCAACGAAATAAACGCTATTCCTTTTTCATCAAAATAAGCAACCGTGACATATCTATAAAGGCCATAACAACAAAAATATTTTCCTTTGATAATCTTCGCCCAGTCACCTATCTTCGCACTGTCACCGATCTTCGCACTGTTACCGATCTCCGCCCAGTCACCTATCTTCGCACTGTCACCGATCTCCGCCCTGTCACCGATCTTCGCACTGTCACCGATCTCCGCACTGTCACCGATCTTCGCACTGTTACCGATCTCCGCCCAGTC